GATGAAAGCCCGTGGATTGGCCTCACCGGACGCTGCTGACGCGATTGCCGTCACGTTTGCGTTCCCTGTGGCCCATCGGGAGTACAATGAGCGCACTGCGCGGCGGACTGTGACCCAAAACCGGCAGTTTCAGACTACTTCTTGGCTAGGTGCGTAATGGCGGCTAAAAAAGGCGTGTCGTTAAGCGTTGGTCGGGGCGAAAAGCTGCCCGCGTCCAAGGGCGCTGGCTTGACCGCCAAAGGTCGAGCCAAGTACAACGCCGCCACAGGGTCTAACCTCAAGGCACCCGCGCCTAGCCCCAAGACTGAGGCCGACAAGGGCCGTAAGGCATCGTTCTGCGCTCGTATGACTGGGGTTGTGAAGAACGCCAAGGGTCCGGCTGAACGGGCCAAAGCATCTCTTAAACGGTGGAAGTGCTGATGAAACCCGGACTCTATGCCAACATCCACGCCAAACAGGCCCGCATCAAGGCCGGATCTGGCGAGAAAATGCGTAAACCCGGCAGCAAGGGTGCACCTACCGACAAGGCGTTCAAAGAGTCGGCTAAAACGGCCAAGAAGAAATGAAATTTCTGCTTCTTTTAGCTGCGTTTTTGATCATTGCTGCGATCATAGACCGCATTTTTGAGAACTGACATGCCGCTGGTTAAATCTCCTTCTTCCGCCGCCTTTCGCAAGAACGTAAAGACTGAAATGGCAGCAGGCAAGCCGCAGAAGCAGGCATTGGCGATTGCCTACTCCACTCAGCGTGCTGCGGCCAAGAAGTCGCCAACAAAGAAGAAGTGATATGGATTACTCCGGGATTGCTGCCGCAGGGAATGTAGCTACAAACGGGTCTAAAAACGAGTCGGACATCCTGTCTACGGCTCGTTCTCGCCTGCACATGGCGATTTCGGCCTACAGCGAGACACGCGAGGACGAGATCGACGACCTGCGCTTTTTCGCAGGTAGCCCGGACAATCACTGGCAATGGCCCGCCGATGTGCTGGCGACCCGAGGTGCGGTGCAAGGGCAGACCATCAACGCCCGTCCGTGCCTGACGATCAACAAGCTGCCTCAGCACGTTCGTCAGGTCACCAACGACCAGCGGCAGAACCGCCCGCACGGCAAGGTAATCCCGGCTGACGACAATGCCGACGTTGAGGTAGCCGAGGTGTTCGATGGCGTTGTACGGCACATCGAGTACATCTCGGACGCCGACGTAGCCTACGACACCGCCTGCGAGAACCAGGTGACGTTTGGTGAGGGTTACGTCCGCATCCTGACCGAATACTGCGACGAGGACACCTTCGATCAGGACATCAAGATCGGACGGATTCGCAACTCGTTCTCGGTCTACATGGACCCGATGATCCAAGACCCCTGCGGATCGGACGCCAAGTGGTGTTTCATCACTGAGGATCTGACCAAAGAGGAGTACGAGCGCCTGTACCCCGACGCTGCGCCCATGAGTACCCTGATGAGTTTGGGCGTGGGCGACCAGTCTTTGAGCCAGTGGCTCAACGAGAACACGGTGCGGATCGCTGAATACTTCTACGTCGATTACACCCGCGCCACGCTTAATCTGTACCCCGGCAACCAGACTGCGTTCAATGGCACGCCCGAGGACAAGCAGATGCGGGCCATGTACGGCAAGCCGCTGCGCTCGCGTCAGGCCGACCGCAAGCAGGTCAAGTGGTGCAAGATCAACGGCTACGAGATTCTTGAGGAACGCGACTGGGCGGGCAAGTACATCCCTGTCGTGCGCGTCGTGGGCAACGAGTTTGAGGTTGAAGGGCGTGTGTATCTGAGCGGTCTGGTGCGTAACGCCAAGGACGCGCAGCGGATGTACAACTATTGGGTGAGCCAAGAGGCCGAGATGCTGGCGCTGGCACCCAAAGCCCCGTTCATCGGCTACGGCGGTCAGTTTGAGGGCTACGAGAACCAGTGGAAAACGGCCAACACGCAGAACTGGCCGTATCTGGAGGTCAACCCTGACGTTACCGACGGTCAGGGCAACATGCTGCCCCTGCCACAGCGGGCGCAGCCGCCAATGGCCTCCAGTGGGCTTCTACAGGCAAAACTTGGTGCGTCTGAGGACGTTAAGTCCACCACTGGTCAATACGACGCCTCGCTGGGTCAAGTATCCAACGAGCGGTCTGGCCGGGCGATTCTGGCCCGCCAGCGCGAGGGCGACACGGGGACGTATCACTACGTTGACAACCTCGCCCGTGCCGTGCGCTACGTCACCCGGCAACTGGTCGATCTGATTCCCAAGATTTACGACACGCAGCGCATCGCTCGCATCATCGGTGAAGATGGCGAGTCGAGCATGGTCAAGATGAACCCGATGCAGCCTGAACCCGTCAAGAAGATCGTTGATGAGCAGGGCGTGGTGATCGAAAAAATCTACAACCCGAGCGTCGGCAAGTACGACGTTGTGGTTGTCACCGGGCCGGGCTACGCTACCAAGCGGCAGGAGTCGCTGGAAGCGATGGCACAACTGCTGCAGGGCAATCCGCAGCTTTGGGCGGTGGCAGGCGACCTGTTCGTCAAGAACATGGACTGGCCTGGCGCTCAAGAGATGGCAAAACGGTTTGCCAAGACCATTGACCCGAAGATTCTTACCGATGAAGAAGATCCTGCGCTCCAAGCGGCCAATCTCCAAATCCAAGCTATGGGCCAGGAGATGGAGCAGATGGCAGGTATGCTCCAGCGGGTTCAGCAGTCGATGGAGGCTCAGCAGCTTGAGATTGACCGCTTCAAAGTTCAAACTGATGCGGAAATTAAGACCTATGAGGCTGAAACCCGGCGACTGCAAGCTGTCGCTGCCGGGATGCAGCCCGAACAAGTTCAAGAAGTCGTCATGCAGACCCTTCGTGATGTGATGACCGCTGGCGATATGGCGATTGCCGAACGCGCTCAGGAGATGCCGCAATGAGTTGCGCTGAATTCGTAGGTACGCTGTTTCTAGCGCGGGACGTCACGCATTCCGTGCATCTGAACACTCGGTCCTTTTCCAAACACTCGGCTCTGAACGAGTTCTACGACAACATCGTGGAACTGGCGGACAAGTTTGCGGAGGCGTATCAGGGTCGGCATGGTCTAATCGGGCCGATTGCGCTGATGAGCGCCAAGAAAACAAGCAATGTGGTCGAGTTTCTTGAGGATTCGCTCAAGGACATCGAAGAAATGCGCTACAAGGTGTGTGAAAAGAACGACACACCGATTCAGAACATCATTGACGAAATTGTAGGTCAGTATTTATCTACGTTGTATAAACTCAAGTTCTTGGCATGATCCAACTGCAAGGACAGCCTGGTGAACTGCGTTTTACGCTGCAGATCACCCGCAAAGACACCGGCAAGGTCGAAGAAGTCGAACTAGTCGGCAGAATCACATCTGAGGAATTGACTCATGGCAGTGACCCACAGCACAGCAGCCCGGAACGCAGCGACTGACGCTGTTACGGCGCTGATTGGTACTAGCGGCAACTTGGTGTTCCGCATTAGCCCCTCGTCTGTTGCCTCCCCCGGCACAGCCGTAGCTACGCTACCCTTGAGCGCGACAGCATTTGGCGCATCGTCAAGCGGTACGGCCACCGCCAACGCTATCACTTCGGACACCAACGCCACAGGTAACGCTTCTGCGGTTGCGTTTGCCACGTTGCAGACCAGTGGTGGGACGGTGGTGATTCACTGTGCTGTAGCGGCCAGCGGCTCCGACATCAACATGACCAACGGCCTGACTGTAGCGCCAGGCGACACAGTGTCCTGCTCCAGCCTGACCTACACCGCACTGAGCGCGTAACATGGCCGATAACGTACCCATCACACCCGGCTCCGGCGCGGACATCGCCACGGATCAGGTCACCGGCACAGGTGAACAGATCCAGTTGATGAAGCTCGCCATCAGCACCGATGGCAGCAGGACGCTTATTCCCGCAAATGGGACAGACGGCTTGTCAGTCAAACTGACAAACGCAAGCGTTCCGGTTGGCGATGGCACTAATGTTGTTACGATTGACACTGACCCCGCAGATAGTGAGCCAAACAGCGGGAATGCGCTGCATGTTGAGGGCCGCACCTACCTCTACAACGGCAGCACATGGGATCGGGCGCGGGGCAACATCAGCAACGGCATGTTGGTTGATGTCAGTCGGGTGCAAGGTCAGGTTCAGGTTGGCGATGGCACCAACGCTGTCAGTGTCGATACCGCAGGCACTGACGCCGAGACTAACGCTGTCAACCAGTTGCACACGCAGGCAAGGCTCTACGGGTTTAACGGGACGACTTGGGATCGCATTCGCAGCACGGCGTTGACCTTCAAGGCCAACCAGTACACCTCAGCGCAGACTGGTACGGCGCTGTGGACGCCTGCTTCAACTAAAGCGGTTGTTATTACATCGCTTCAGATCCAGTCTGGCGGCACAACCGCAGGAACCTGCATTCTGTGGTTTGGAGCATCCGGCGACACGACTTACACGCGAGGCACTGACGCCGCTGTGTTTGACGGTGAGTTCGCGCCAACGGCGACCAATAAACCCGGCGTGATCATGACGCTCCCGACCCCGATTCGAGGAACGGCTGACTATGTGCTGCGAGTAACGACGACCAACGCGCAAACGGTGACGTTCACTGTCTGGGGCTACGAGATCTGATGCCTGCCGTTTTCTTTTTTCGAAATCTTGTCTCAACCGTAGGTGGAGCGGGAGGGCGCGTCGCTAGCCAGACATCAGGTGCTACGGCTGCTAATGCTGTCACCACAACGACCGCAAGCGGCACAAACATTCCGGTCACTGCGACCGCAGGGGGGCAGGCGCTCACGTGGTTCACTCAGCCGATTACGGTACAGGTGTCGATTCCATCTACAGCGAATCAGGTAAACGCATCAATTCAAGCATCGGAGTCCGCCGCAAGTGTGAATGCTGGCGTGGCGATCACAATTGAGCGGTGTGACAACTCGGGCACCGTCCTCAGCAACATTCTTACTTCCACTGTTATTGGCGCTGAACTGCTAACGGCTCAAGGAACAAGGTCAGCCAGTTTCGCTGTGACCGCAACCACAATGAATGTTGGCGAGCGCATCAAGTTTACTGTCAGGATCGTCAACGTCGGAACGATGGGCGCAGGTACTGCCACCGTTTTTTACAACGCATCCGGTGCTAGTACCCGCGTTACTTTTACTCCAGACATCATCACTGACGAAATAATTGAGATCAATCAGTACCAAGGCGGCGGTACTTACGGCTACAACTGAGGCAACTATGGGCACTGAGATTTGTCTGGGCGCTTATGCGACAAGCCAGGAGGCGGTAGACGCAAAGGCACTGCGCCCTGAACCGGAAGAACAACTGGCCGTCATTCAGGACAATTACGACCCCGAGCATCCTTGGCGGCTTTGGTGGTTTAGGCCTGCGGAAGCCTAATGTCATTGCTCCTGTTATTCAAAGGTGGCGGTGCGGTAACGCACGACACCACAGGGGCACTGACAGGTCCGGGGTCTGCAGTTGTAGGAGCGGCTGCTCGCAGTCGCATACACGCCACATCGGGCACGCTTGCTGCGGGTAACGCTGTTGTTTCAGGTAGCGCAGCCCGCACCGCCGGAGCGGTCAACCACGTTGCTTCCGGCGTTTTGGTTGGGCCGGGTTCTGCTATTTCCGGTGCCTCTAATCGGTTCCGAGCCTTTGCCACCACTGGAACCCTGACCGGCCAAGGTTCAACGGTTTCTGGTAGCGCAATCAAGATCACCACCCACATTACGTCGGGTGTTTTGACCGGCCCCGGCGCATTGCTAAATGGTGCTGCCAACCATATTTCGCTTTACCCCAACCCATCTGATGTTCGTGCAGGCGTTCAATACGGACCTGGTGGCATTTACACTGGCACCTTGACGCCTGAGGGTGGTAGTACAATAATCCGACTGCGTTCTTTCACGGAAAGACACTAAAATGGCCCTTACTCTCAAAGCAATCACCACGCGGCTGGGCTACCAGCAGATCACCAGTTTGAGCAGTTCGACTGGCCTGACTGTGCCTCAGACCGACCTGAACGGTCTGGCGTGCAAGCCTACGCTTGCCATCATCACCTGCGAAACGCAAGCCGTTCGCTGGCGCGACGATGATGTGGCCCCGACCGCCTCGGTTGGTATGCCGCTGGCCGCTGGTGTGACGCTGCAGTATGACGGTGACCTGAGCAAGATCAGGTTTATCGAGCAGACCGCCAGCGCCAAGCTCAACGTTTCTTATTACGCTTGAGGTCGCCATGCAAGTGTTCAGCGACACCGGAACCATCGACCCGGCCAAGTTTCTTGACTACATCGCCACGCAACTGTCCGGTGACGTTGCTACGCTGGTCAAGACCCGTGATGAACTTGCCAAGCGGCAAGGGGCACTGACAGCCGTCAACGAGGCGGTTGCGGATCGTCAGGCTGCAGCTAAAGAACTGGCGGATGCAAAAGAGCAGGCTAAAGCGCTGCTTGATGACGCCAAGGCCAAGAACGCCAAATCGACGGCTAAAGCCGCCGATCTTGCCGCCCGTGAAGAAAGTTTGAACGCTCTTGAACAGTCTAAAACCGAAGCATTTAATGCTCAGGAAAAAGACATTCAAAACCGTGAACAGATTTTGGCGACTCGTGAATCGCAGGTTGCCGCTCAAGCCAGCCGCAACGATGAGCGTGCTGCTCAATTGAACGCCGCTGAAGCTGCTCTGGCGGCTCGCGTTAAGGCGTTCCAAGATAAAGTTGCAGCATTGAGTGCTTGATGACAGAATAAGCAGCAAACGTACTGGCCCGTTAGACCAGGCTCTCAACAGAGCAAATAATGTCCGAAGAAGTTCAAGTCCCAGCGGAGGCGCAATCCGCGCCGGAACAGGAAGCCACGGCGGCTCTTGAGTCCGTAGTAGAACAGCCGGTAGCTGAAAGCCAGCCTGAAGAAAAGCCTGCACGAACTTTTACGCAGGAAGAACTTGAAGCGGCAATCGGCAAACGCCTCGCAAGAGAGCAACGAAAGTGGGAACGCGAGCAGCAGGCCAGACTTGCACAAGTGCAAGCGCCGCCCAAAGACATCGCGCTGGATCAGTTTGAAAGCCCGGAAGCCTACGCGGAAGCGCTGGCGATCAGAAAGGCTGAAGAACTACTCGATCAGCGTGAGCGTCAGAAGCAGCAGTCAGTGATGCTCGATGCCTATCACGAACGGGAAGAAGAAGCCCGTGGCAAGTACGACGACTTTGAACAGGTCGCCTACAACCCGCGAGTTCCAATCACCGATGTGATGGCCGAAACGATTCGTGCTTCAGATATTGGCCCGGATGTAGCTTATTACCTTGGGTCCAACGTCAAAGAAGCCGAGCGGATCGCCCGCCTGTCGCCCTTTTTGCAGGCAAAAGAGATTGGCAAGATTGAAGTTAAGTTGTCCGACAATCCGCCGGTCAAAAAGTCTACTTCTGCACCTGCACCGATCACACCTGTCACTGCACGAACCAGCAGCAACCCGTCTTACGACACGACTGACCCCCGGTCCATCAAGACCATGAGTACGTCGGAGTGGATTGAAGCTGAACGGCAGCGCCAGATTCGAAAGTTGCAAGCGCAAAACCGCTAACTTGAAAGGAACTTGCTGTGGCTAACAGTATTCTTACCATTGACATGATCACCAGGAAAGCCCTGGAGATCCTTGAGAACAACCTCGTTCTTACCCGTAACGTGAACCGCCAGTACGACGACAGCTTTGCTGTTGAAGGTGCCAAGATCGGTTCGACCCTGCGTATCCGTCTGCCGGACCGCGCTCTGGTGACCGACGGTGCCGCCCTGCAAGTTCAGGACGACAACGAGCAGTTCACCACCCTGACGGTTGCCTCGCAGAAGCACATCGGCGTGAACTTCACCTCCGCCGAACTGACGATGCAGTTGGACGACTTTGCTGATCGTGTTCTCAAGCCTCGTATCTCGCAGCTTGCGTCCTCGATTGATGCTGACGTCGCCAATGCTTTCCGCACCATCGGCAACTCGGTTGGCACCCCCGGCACCACCCCGGCCACCTCGCTCGTGCTGCTGCAAGCCCAGCAGAAACTGAACGAAAACGCCGCTGTGATGAACCCGCGCTACGCGACGGTTAACCCCGCCGCCAACGCTGCGCTGGTCGAGGGCATGAAAGGTCTGTTCAACCCCACCGACACCGTTTCCAAGCAGTTCAAGAACGGCATGATGGGCACGGGCGTTCTGGGTCTGGACGAGATCAACATGTCTCAGTCCATCAAGCAGTTCACCACTGGCACTCGCGGTGCTACCGGCAACTCCACCTCGGCTGCTGTGACTGCCGAAGGCGCGACTTCCATCGCCCTGACTGTGGCTTCTGCCGTCACCATCAAGGCTGGCGATGTGTTCACCGTGGCTGACTGCTACGCTGTGAACCCGCAGACCCGTGAGTCCACTGGTTCGCTGTTCCAGTTCGTTGCTCTGGCTGACGCCACTGCGGTTAGCACCGCCGTGACCGTGACCGTGGCTCCGATCTACTCGGCCAACCACGCTCTGGCAACCGTTGACGCGCTGCCTGGTAACTCCAAGGCTGTCGTGTTCCTCGGTGCGGCCTCTACCCAGTACGCCCAGAACCTCGTGTACCACAAGGACGCCATCACCTTCGCCACCGCCGACCTTCTGCTCCCGCAGGGTGTCGATATGGCCTCGCGTGCTGTGCATAACGGCATCAGCCTGCGGGTTGTGCGCCAGTACGACATCAACAACGACCGGATGCCCTGCCGTATTGATGTCCTGTATGGCTACAGCACCATCCGTCCGCAGATGGCCTGCCGTCTCTGGGGCTAATCAGATGGGGGCTTCGGCCCCTGTTCGCTTACACTGAAAGGAATTAATTATGGCTCTCCCTAATGGCGCTGGTGGCTATCAGCTTGGCGACGGTAACGTCAACGACCCCTTCATTGACCTGACTGCCACCCCGGTATCGGTCACCGCTACTGCAACTCTGACTCCGGCTCAAGTGCTGAACGGTCTGATTCTTGCCAATAGCGGTGTCACCGCTGCGGCACAGACCTACACGCTGCCCACTGTGACGGATCTGGAAAACGTTCTGATCAATTCTGACCGAATTGGCACCACGTTTACTTTCCGCGTGGTTAATCTCGGTACGTCCTCCGGCACCGCGATCATCGCGGCGGGCACCGGCTGGACGGTTTCGGGATCTTTGACCATGACGATCCCCGTTACCACTGGCGCGTCTATGGTCGCTCGCAAGAGCGCCGCCGGCGCTTGGACGCTGTACCGCGTGGCCTGACGCACAGCGCGGCTTTCGGGCCGCGCATTTTTTAAAGGATCTACCATGCCTAATACCAAGGCTGTAGGCGTTGCGTATAGCGACCCCGAGTTTGAGAGCGTTACCGTCACTGGCGCTATTTCCGGCGCTTCCGTTTCGGTCACCGGCGCTCTGAACGGCACGCAACTGGACTTGAACGCGCCCGTCACCAAGACGGCTTCGTTCACGTTGGGCGACACCGAAAACTTCGTTATCTGCAACGGAGCTTCGGCTAACGTCACGGTGACGTTCCCCTCCGCTTCGGCCAGTACTGGCCGCGTGGTGTGGATCAAAAACCTGTCGGGCACCTACACGGTGATCTCGGCGTCGTCGAACGTCCAGCCCGCCAACTCCGCCACTGCCGGCACGGCGATTCTCGCTGCAACCGCAGGTGCGTGGGCCATGTTGGTGTGCAATGGCACCGACTGGGTTGTGATGGCGTCGTAACCTGATACCCACCATGCCGCTCATCTACCTTCGTCATCCCCGTCACGGGGTCAAAATTGCGT